TTTAAATCTCCAATTTCTCAATGTTCCGACTGTATAACCCAACATGCGGGCCGCTTCCTGTTCATCCACTAGAAGTACATCGTTGGGATGTTGCTGTATTTTTGTCTCCTGATTCATAATTATTCGCCTTTTTCTTTTCTGAATTGCACAAATTTATTTACAAACGCTTGTGGATGTTTGGGAATGCTTTCCACACACGCTTGCGTCGTGACTTTTTTCCCGGAAGCCGCGTAGGCTTCGGCGGCTTTCTCCGAAAAATATTCCTTGACCGCAGTAACAAATTGGGATAAATCGTTCAATGGACTTAGCTCATATATATCCAAATCCTCTTGTACGATATTCCACAACGGCTTTTCCATGGGCTCATAGGTGGCCGATAAAACCGCTTCCAATTGTTCAAGCCATTCCTTGTCCCATACCAATTCCCATACCGTCTCAACCCTGGGAGAAGTTTCCGCCGGCGCAGATTCATTCTTAGATGAATTTTCAGATGATTTGGCGGGAGTTACATTTTTGGCATTTCTTATATTCCGGATTTCGAGTTCTTCCATCTCTTCCGGAGTATATAATCCCTGGATGACGTCCGGCGCGATCCGCCGCGAAGCCCGGCTGATACAACGCGCGAACAGCATATCGGATGGATATTTCATCCATCCGCTGCCTTCTTTGATCAATCCTGCCGCTTTGGCTTCTTCCATGGAATAGGAAACCTCAATATTCATCGTCCCGCGGGAGAATTTCATCCGACATATTTTGTCCGTGGATTCCAGGATTTCATATTGAATGCCGGCGCGGATCATCAAAGAGAGCATGGTTTTGGCATTCAAACATAATTTACCTTTAATGATATCGATGTTATTAAGCGCTTGCATTGGTTGCAGGCCTAATTCCAATCCGCATTGCACCACTGCGAAGGCGCCGGCGGCTGACATGACATTTGGAAATAATTTGCTTTCCCATAGCTTTTCCGCAACCCGGGTCAATTTGAGACATTGCTCTACATCAAAAGAGGCCGCCTGAATCTCGCTGGGTTTTACAATAGAAATTGCATTTTCATTGGTCGATGACATTGCATCCGCCATAATCTTTCTCCTTATAAGCTTGCGTTATTTCATCCTTAATCCGTTGAGCGCAGCGATGACATACGGATTGCCCGACTTCTTCGACTTCCCGCATTTCCCATTCCCAGAATCGCTCATCGCATTCCGGGCATTTTACAATGGGATAATCCGGATCCCCCGGACGCCAATGACTGGTCCATTGACTAATCTTGTTGAGATCCCTGTTTTCCATAATATTCCGCCTCCATTTTCTCTGCGGCCGCCTCTTCATAGCCGTCTTCCCACGCCCCATGGGCAAGGACTTCATTAACGGGATCATAGGGATTCTGAAACCGTCCCTGCCCGCCGAATAAGGCCATGCGCCCCTGTTGATATGCCGTGTCATAGATTTCTCCGTAAAGCATGATGCATCTCCTTTTGAATTGTAGGATCGTATATGGCTTGAACTTCCCAACCAATCTTCGGCAATAAATAATCCAATTCCGCAGGGCTGGGATAGATGGGCTTATAGCCCAAAATCTTGACGAATGGCTCCCAGACCAACTCCGAACAATAATATTTTCCCGGGGATTGCAGACGCCGCCGATGTAACAAATGCCCGATGATCCCCAGCCAATCATAACGTGTGGGATTTTTTAATTTTTCCTCTAACCACGTTTCAATGGCTTTGTCTTGCCATTCCAATCCCAAGGCCGGATTGGCGAAAAATTTCAACCGGTAATCCCCGTTCAGATAAAGTACCGGATCCACTTCCCGCAAAATTCCATTTTGGGATAGGAATTTTCCGTTTTTCCGCAACCACATGGCATGGCTGTATTGCCCGTGGGTATGCAATTTAATTTGGCGGGACCAAAAACTTTTCAAATGATCCGATAATACAACGGCAGGAGTAGGAATAGTTGTTAGATCCATCATCGAATCCTCAAATTCAATTTGCTTTCCAAACGCACGCCGGGAACTGGACGGCCCTGGTTGAAGGATTCTTTTATCGCCGTTTTATCCACTTCCACCAACGCCAAATCCCGTAAAAATTCCGGAATTTCATCCCAGCGCAATTTAAGTTGCCCTTTCTTGAATTGAGAAGGAATGATTTCGGTATTTTCCACAATAACTGCAGGCGGGGATTTTTGCGTGGAAACCGTAACGCGGGAGGATTCGATTTTATTCCGCTCCGCATTCTCCATTTGCAGGAGCAAATAAGACCGAAGCCAATTCGCTTTGTTCAATGTGGATTTATGCCTGGATTCCAGGCGGAATATCTCTTCTTTGATTTGGGCCGCATCGGATTCCAATTGCAAGATGAAAAGAGCGATGTTTTCCACCTTGGCATCGAAATCCTGGCTGATCCGCGTCAGCCTCCCGGCCAACTCCGGCGTCAATTCCCCTTCATTTTCCTCTAATTCTGTAAATAAAGCACTAAATTCTTCGGCGAGTTCATACAGTTTCATTAGGTTTCTCCTTAAATTCTTCGAGCCACCGGTCAATCAACTGGGATAATGCAGGTAACTCTTTTTTGAGGATTTCGATGATGGCGATTAATTGCCGGATTTGGCTTTTTAAATCATCCACTTCGACTGAATTCATCGATATTCTCCTTTCTTATTTTAAATAGACGGATCCATCCGGCATATCAATCCTTGATCGGATTTTTTTCTATTTATTTTCGGGGAGAGAAACGATCATATTCTTTTCGAGAATGATTTCGCCATCGGCGAATTTCTCGACCAGAATCTCAATGCATTCCCGCATGCTCCGGAATTGTTTCCGGGCGCGTTCTTTGAATTTTTGATGGATGATAGGAGAAAGTTCAACTTGAAGGAAACTACGGGGACGGCTGGAACAGACTGAAGGGTGTGATTTCTTCTTACTGGAACTCATTTTGTTTTGCCTCCAGATGAAAAGAATAAATCCATAATAAACGGGTTTTCACGAGAAGTCAAGAGGTTTTTTAATTTTTTTTTCAATAAGTCGTTTCATGACTTAAATAGAATTAAATCAATGGATTATAGAGGATTTGATTCAGGCGAGATAGAGAAAACCGTATTCATCCACCTTGAATTTATTGAGGAATAAAGGGATGCAGGTTTGGCCGTAATGGCCGTAGAGAATCCGGCTGACGCAACGCAGCCATAAAAGCGTATAGATATTGAATTCCACCGCTTTATGATAACGCCGGTAAACCTGCCAAATGGAATTCCGGCATTCCAAATGGGAACGGGCTTGATCCGCCCGCCAGAGATCCACCATGAGATTAGCCGTGGAGTCATGGCGGAAATTGCTTTTTTCCGCCCAGGCCGGGACAGCCGCGGCCTCCAGATCCGTTTCCAAAGAAAGAATAATATCGCTTTCCGGAAAGACGACTACCACAGAAGATCCCCCGGGAGGAATGATACTTTCTCCCCGATCGTTGGTTTCTACGATCGGCTTATAGGTATTCCGGTAAGGATCCACTTTATTTTCCGCTTCCCAAATATAAAGCGGTGTATCATCGGCCTGACGAATGACTTGAATATAAGGTTGAAAAGATTGTTCCAGATAACACCATCCCCATTGCTCTCCAGCGATCCGAGACCGCAATAGCAAGATATTTTCATAATCATTTTTCCGCCCCCAGAAATTCACCGTACCATAATCAGATAAAGAGGGATGACCCACTAGCGCCGGACTGGTTGATCCGGGATGCACCGCAAAAGTTTGGGCATTGCAACTTCCATATCTCATTTCGGAGAAGATTCCTCGGCGCCTACCAGATTGGCGTACCCCCGTTCCAAGCCATCGAACAGCCACTTCAGATAAAATACATTCTGATAAGGGATCAACCGGCGCATGGATTTGACATCCGCCGCCGACCAATTGTTGGAGGCCACGGCGCCGGTAATCGCAAAAATATCCTGGATGGTTCCCGCCGTTTTCCCTCCCAACAAGGCGAAAATATCCCGGCTGGTATATTTGGAACGCACCGGTCCACCTAATAGGGGAGATAACCCGATCCGGCCTTCTGAAGCCCGTTCCAGAATGGCATCCACATCCATCAACCAACCCAATACCCCGCTGCGGTCCATGGCTTCAATCGTTAACCGCCCGGGAGATAAATCCGGTTTCCGGCCTTCCAATATTTCATATAAGGCATATAACGATCCGCCCAAAAAAAGCGACAGGGCCATTCCTTCCATAGCCGCCCGGTCCGAATATTGCAAGCCGGACAATAAAGCCGATTGGACGATCGTAAAACTGAAGGATTTGAATTGTCCGAGATGCCGTCCGAGACGATACGAAGTCCAGACCGGCCGGTCCCCGATGCCGGGAATCGTCCAGACGGTTTCCACTTCCCGCTTGATGGCGATCTGAAATAACCTGGCGGCCTGTTGATCATCCCATTTGGCCATATTGGGAAACCAAACATGATTTTTTTCTTTTCCGTATTTGTCGAACTGCTTCCAGATCCGCTCTAATGCAGCTTGATCCAACCCGGCTTCCGCAATTTTCACTAATTCCAAGCGGTCCAAAGGTTGTTTCAAGGCGATTTTCCGGGCCGTCCCCAGAATCAAATCACAAGCCAACAAGGCCACCCGCTCAATGCCGGCTTGATTCCAATACGATAATCCGGTGATTCGGCCAAAGCGCTCGGAAGCCTTATCGATCATTCTTTCCAGCCGATTGAGCGGCTGCACGCCGGTTATCACATCAGAGGATTCATGATAGCGATGCTGCAATTGCAATTCATGAATCCCGATCAAAGTTTGAAGTTCTTCTTTGGAAAGTTTCCATAATTCGGAAGCGTTCAACGTTCCGGACATGACCTCCATCACCCGGGGAGCGCCATAACGGGCCACGGAGCGGGCGAGATCCGGGATGCTGCCCAATGCCACCCGTCCCAAAGAAGTCATCGTATTCAATTTTAAAATCGAAGTACTGACCCGCTGCAGCAGGCTGTAAGGATTGGTCGGCATTCGGTCTTTTCCTAAAAACCGGTCTCGCAAGATATCGATATCCTCCAATACACGGGATTCTTCGCGGGCCAATTTCACCCGGTCCCGGATATCAACGGTTGGATCTGTACGGAGATTCTGGTAGTCCTGATGAATCGCCTCTTTCAATTTCACGAAAGATTGATCATCCGGAAATTTCTCCGCCAATTTAATGCGGGGCATAATATCATGAATATAACGGGCGGCCAAATCCCGGATATTGTTGACGAGGAACGGTTCGAATTCCGCCAGCATATCATCCGGAATAAGCAATCCCCGGCGTTTTTGCGCCCCCGCCCGGCCGATATACATCCTGGAAGTACCGGTAGTGTCATATTCTCCATGCTCGACATGATATAACCAGTTCGAAGCCCATTGGCGTGGATCAAAGGCTTCGGCTTGAGCCAAACGTTCCTCCCGGGCGGCTTGCCGTTCCATTTTCCGGGCTAATTGTTTCTCCCGGCGTTTCTGCCATTTTTTAATCCGGCGTTCGGCTTTCTGAATCCGCAGCGCCTGTTCTTTATCCAATTTTTTGGTTTGCCGTGCCGCCATTCGTTCCAAGGATTTGATGCGTTTATCATTGATTTTCCGGAGTTTCTCCAGCCGCCTGTCATAATTTTTGATCTGGTCTTCCCAGCGCTGCATCTGCACGGATTCCATTTCCGTGATCGGATCGCCTTTCCGTTTGATCCGCTCTTCAATGACTTTCACCTGCTTGTCAATTTGTTGGCGGAGTTTCTCCTTTTGTCCTTCCAATTTTTGGATGGCGGCATTGGTTTTTTCAATCCGGAGATTCTTTTGTTGGATGGATTTCTCGGTGGAAGTTTGGATTTCTTCGCGGATTTTTTTTATCCGCGCTTCGGTCGCCGCAATGAATTGTTCGATGGAGGCTTTCCCTTTTTCCACATAACTGCGTTTGCGGACAACCGATTCTGCTTTCCGCCGTTCCATGACCGTAGTAACCAGATTCAAGACAGTTGCCGGATCATTCCGCAAAGCCATGAGATTGGCTTCTTGTGGAAGATACCGATTGAACCATTGCGGATCTTGCATCACTTCCTCGGGAATCATCTGAAGCTCCACCATCCGTTTTCCCAAGGTTTTCAAAGATTGATGATATATATCCGCTATTTGATTCACCACATCAATCGGATGCCGTTGACCGCGGCGTAAGGTGATCCCCGCTTCTTCCAGCAACAAATCTTCGGATAACGTTTTATAATTGGCAAAATGATTCTCGGCGAGATTGTGACCTTGTTTGTTCTTGCGCAACCGGATATTTTCCAAAACTTGCCGGGTTACAGCATCCGCTTGCATTTGTCCCCGGCTTTTTTTTTGGTATTCGAGAATCAACCGGGAAATCGGTTCATCGATGGAACGGATCAACACATCCCGGTCCAGATGCAATTCCGACTCCAAAGCTTGCGCGGAGGCTTGGAGATCAAAGTTTTTGGGTTGGGCATATTTTTTCTGTGCGAATGTTTCCACCCAGGACCGGGCCGTTGGGGACGCGGAAAATGACAGACGCAACTCGGGTGTGGCGCCGACCCAACGGCCCAATAAATTTTCCAAGCCGAAGGCCCGGGCGATTCCTGTACCCCCGGCCTCCCGCGCCGCGCGGATCGCCGGGGAAATTTCCCGGATAAATGGAAATCTCATCGGCCTCGCCCGCCTCTTCCACGGCCTCTTCCACGCCCACTGCGTTTCCCGGAATTACACATTTTTTCCACCTCCTTTCATTTCTGATAAAATTTCTCTTTGGATTCTCAACTCCTCTCGAATCAGCTCTTTTAATTGGGATTCGGTGGTTTTTATAATTTTATATTTTCCCTCCATCTCCCGCATGGAATAATACCGTTCCATAACCTGGGGGGATTCCATCCAATAAGATTCCAAGGATACTCCATGTTTTCGAAATGCTTTTTCTATTTGTTCTTTTGTAAAATACCGCACATTAAATTTACGTGGATCTTTTTCGCCCTGTTCAAATATTTCATCCACAGCTTCTTCATAAGGCGACATTTTTTGATTTATAATGGATTGCCGCAATTCTTCCCGCGTCATTTGAATATATTTTTTATTTTCTTCTAAAATTTCAGGTGGAACTGATTTGGATGATTCCATAGGAGAAGATTCTGATTTAGCCGGAGCATTGGTTTGCGGTGATTCAAGTTCAATGCCTAATGTTTTTGCCGCCATTTGCGCTTCTTCCAGGGTTTCAAAAAAGGTGGTTAATTCTCCATTTTTAAAATATACGTAAGCATTCCCATCTGGTAAAATCAATCGGAATCCTTCCGGAGAGGATTCAATCCGTGGGGTTCCTGGAAGAATTTCCGGTTCCGGCATTATTTCCGTTGTTTTCTTTTCGGCTTTGGATTTGGCTTCGGCCACTTTTTTCTTCGTTTGCGCAATCTTTTCTTTTTCAGCGGCTTTTTCTTTTGCCAATACCTCCGAAAATTCATCCGGGGAATAATATTTATTCTTGTATACAAATCCGGTATCGATGATTTCGTCCGCGTGGATTCCCGCATTTTCCAGATAAGGCATCAAAGCTCCATGAAAACCGGCTTCGGTATCGAAAAATATAGTTCCATCCTTGAGTTTGGCCGCCATAAATACTTTCGCACCGAAATCTTCCGTGATTTCATCCCCTAATACCCGGACTCCAGCTTGGCGCAATCGCTCGGCATTGGACAATATTTCTCCCCGCAACGGCGCCGCATACGTGGCCAAATCCGGATCGGATTGAATCAATTTATTGACTTCTTCCGGAGAAAGCGGTCCCAATGAATCAACGATGGTATCGACCTCCCGGGGGGTAATGGCTGGGGTGGGAACGGGATCCGCCGGATCTTTCACTCCTTGATGAGTGACGATTACATAATCCCCTTCAATCAAATCGGCATCTGCCCGGAACATCAATCCATTCCGGTATACATAGCGTTTTTCCGGAACCGGCGGCGCTTCAGCCGGAATTTTTTCGGGAGAGAGGATTTCCACTTTTCCCGTATCGAAGTTATATAGAACCTGACCGGGTTGTTCACGGCGCGGGCGTGCGGGGGGCAGTCCTTCCATTTCCCGGATTTCCGGTGTTAAAGCCACCTGGGGAGGCAATCCAGGTTCAGCATGTTCCCGCAACGTATCAGCAATTTCATTTACATGATCCGCCCACCGGGAAAGATGCCCGGAGGCATATCCCAATCCCCCGGTCAATACTCCGGCAGCCAAGGTATTAAGTGCACTTTGTTCAGCCGTATATTCAGGCAACCCCAATTGCAAAGCAATTTCCGAGGGGATATTGGATACAGCGCCTCCCAAAGCAAATCGTCCGGCGGTCAATAAAGGAGAAATTCTCTTCCCGGTTTTGGCTATTTTAAATAACAACGATCCCGGAATGAGATATTGCAAAGGGTCTGTCGCCCCAGCCGCAAAAGTCAAAAAAAGCCCTTGCCATCCGCTATTCTGCAATACGGTTTCATCTTCCAATTCTTGTCGGATAACCCCGGTAATCCGGTCTACGTCCTCCTTATTGCGGGCTTTCCAATAAGATCCGGCAAATTCCAACATTTCATCCGGAATATCGGGAATAGGATCATAATCCGAAGGCGGCAAGAAATAATTCCAGACCGTTTGGATGGATTCCCGCATACTGAATAAAGGATTCACCAAGCGCAAAGCCGCGCCGAAGATTCGATCCGCTGAAGCCGGTTCCGGCGGGCTTAAAGATTGCCCGGCCAAGGAATCCCATTGTTTAAACCGTTCCCCGGCGCCTACAATGGTCATGGTAAAAAGGCCGGTCCTTCGCCGATCATTTCCCCGATCGTTTGAATTGTTTTGGAAATAGTTTTCCGGATCGGGCTGGGTTGAATTTCCATTTCGGCCCGCTTGCGCAATTCCGCCTGATATTTTTCTGGATCAAATATGTAATATTGCGGAATGAGATTGGCATCATATACAGGAGAGACATTACCGCTGGCATCGATTTTTTCTATCAAAAATGAATTTGTGGAAGCACTCCGGTCATCTGCAACCAGGCGGTAAAACGGTCCGTCGAGCAAATATGAAACACCAGCTTCAGTAGTAAAAGAAGGAACCGGAGTCATTTGGGGTGGTTCATAGATATTCAACCGTTTTAATTCTGCAATTACATCATCCATCACTATATCCAGGCGGCTGGCTCCGGTGATGCGTTCGAATACCCCCAAAGAAAAATAACTGGATGGAATCCGGGGATTAATGGAATAATCCCGTTTTTTCAACATTTCCTGAATTTCGGTGGCATGGGTGGAAATCGCCCTCGAATATCCGAATCCAGTCCGGGATTGCAATAAATTGTCATAAGCCAATGTAGCGGCTTCGGTGATATCCTTTCCATCAATCAATCCGAATGGAATATATTTTTTGATTTGGGCGCGGACCGGGCCTTGCATCCGGGTCTCGATGCCCGACAGCAGGTACCCATCTTTAATCAGCTTATCAATCGCTTTATCCACATCCGCTGATTTGGCCTCTTCTTCCAATTGTTTCCGGGTGGGAAGATCATGGTACCGCAGCCGGAATTCCATGATTTTTTTGGCCTTGTCTTCCATGCTCAACGTATGGTTATTCACAGCCCATTGCAGATAGACCAAATAAGGATTATTGCTTTCTTTGTAAAAATCTTCGGGGGCGCTTTTTGCCAATGTATCGGCGCGGGTGATGGTTTGAATCAGATCGGGGATATTTAAATTTTCTTGCGCGAGAATCCCTGTCATGCGGCTGATTTCCTGGGTGGGAATAATTTTGGTTTTGGTGATTTCCGCCGCCAATTCCTCATCCGAAGGGATGCGGTTCTTTTGGATATATTTCTGCTGATACCAAGCATCCACGGCTTGGCGGTAATCCGAATTGGTGGGATCCGGAAGTTTTTCTTCTTCGATCACTTGATTGATATATTGAATTGCATTTAATTTTTCCTGGCTTCCGGCGATTTGATTTTTCAAAGAAAAGGCATGCCCGGGATCCAAAAAATCCATGGCCACCGCTTGATCGATCCGTTGAATGGCTTCTTCCTGAGTGAATGTTCCATTCCACCAATCCTGATAAAAGGCTTTCGCCCAACGGTTGGATTGCTCCGCCCGGGCCAACAATTCATCCTGCTTGCGTTCCCGTGCCAGCTGCCGTTGAATTTGTTTCTGGTAATTTTTGAGGGCCAGGCGTTTGGTATCATTCAGTCCGGTTACCGCATCAACGGCGATAATTTCCCCTGCCTGGATTCTTTCTTGCAAAAGATTGTATAATTCCCGTTCCCGGCGGTTTTCTTCATTGGCAATGGCTTCCAGGGTTTTATTCCGGACATCCGGATCCAAATCTTCCATATGCTCCAAATCCTGCCGGAGCGCTTTCAAATCAGCGGCGGGATTCGCCAGCCGGGTTTCGATATAGATCCGGTTGGCTTCCGCAGAAAAATCGTCTTTAGCCGGTTGGGCTTGCCATGGAAAGATATTCCCCAATTCCACTTCTTTATCGTATTTGGCGTATTCATCGGCTTTCAGCGCATTCAATTCCTCCAGAGAGGATACCCGGGGAACAAACCGCAATTTGGTTTGGCTTTCCTGGTTGATGCGGGCTACGTTATATTCTGATTCCCGTTGATTGGCGATGCGTTGCGCATAGGCACGGGCCGCTTGCCGCAATTGCAAAATATCGGATTCTGCTTCAATCCGGGCATCTTCATGCAACGTTTGATTGATTTCACTGGATTTTTCATCAAACCGCCGCATGAATTCATCAGTATAAGCCTGCCCATACAAGCTGTTCTTTTGAAATTCCTCCTCAAGATCCATAATGGAATTTTGCAAAAAACTTCGAACACGGTTTATTTCCCCATTCAGCCAGCGCTGATATTTCTTTTGTTGAATCTCCAATTCCTGTTGTACGATTCCCTGGCCGGCCTGTGCAATCGATCCACCGATATCCGGCAGCCGGCGGGGAAGAGACGCGCTGGGGGCTTCCGGAGTGATTCCCTGGTTTGCATAATATTGCGGATCGTGGGCCATGGTTATTCCTTCGGAATATTATATTCCTTGCCACGTTGATAGATATTCAACAAGCTGGATCCTGCTTCCAAGATGCTACCCCCCAAAGCCATGGGAGCTGCCATCTCATACATTTTGGCCTGGCTTTGCGCTTGGCTTATTCCGGTCCGGGCGTTAAACCACATCGCTTGAATATCTTCCAGCACATTCCGGCGGGATTCGATTTGGATTTCAAGCGGACTTCCATAAAAAGGAATAATGCCACTGCCGGCTGCGGAAGCGATTTGCCGGGACCGCAACACACCGGCCTGTTCGCGCATCCGGCGCTCCTGCAATTCCGCCGCCAACCGGATGCTTTGCGCTTGTTGATTGGCTACATCGGCCTGATATTGATATTGATTGTATTGGCTGATTCCTTGGGCCAATTGGCCGAAAACCATCAATCCCGTGCCGATCCCCCCCATGACACCCAATGAAGTGCCGGCGATTGCGGCTCCCGCTCCCGCCCCGGCTCCGGCTGCCAATAAAGGAGCAAAAAATCCCATCAGCGTTCCACTTTCATCACAAAAGTCGCCCATCCGGGAGACAGTTCACTAGGCCCCCGGTATTCATTGAATCCCAATAAGACAATCCAAGCCATGCGTTCGAATACATATTTATTATCCACATAGGCACGCAATCGTTTGATATTCGGATATTCCTTAAGAAATTGCCGAATCCGGTTTCGAACTACCAGCGTAAATCGGACCGGACATTCCGTCGCCTGATCGGATAAAGCCAGGAATCCCTCCGCTTCATCTGAGTTTTCTTCGAATATGAATCCGCCGATTCCCAGTACGGTATCATTCTCAATGCCGGCGAATGCTTTATATTGGCCATCAAAATGAAACAAATGTTCCAGGAGATAAATGGACCGTTCATCGCTTTGCCGCAAGTGGATGCGTTTCAGATGTTCCGGTTGAAGAGGGACAATATCAAGGGGCATTGATTTTCACCTTATCTCCTAAGGATAAAATTTTCGCCGGTGAAGCTGCTGCTTGCACTATATCAAATATGGGATTACGCGACCATCCCCATAAAATAACATCATGCCATTCCGGATCCGTCTGGGAAGCGACTTCCGGGAATGGTTCGCCGTCCACAGTCAATCCGGAAGTGTACAAAGTTTGTAACCATACTCGGGCTCGGCGTTTTTGCATAACCGCAGTCGGCATTCCGCCGATTTCCACCGAGACGGTTACCGGAGTTAACCGGGATTCATAAACAAATCCCACAGCTACTGCAATTGGTTCCTCTATGATCAAGGTCCCCAATCCATTATCATCCAGAGTGATATATCCCAAAAGAATATTTTCTCCTTCTGTCTCATATACAGCGATATATTTTCCGGCAAACCGTTTACAATGGACAAATAAAGTTCCCATTCCCATAATCGAATACCATATCCATTGGTTGTCCGCCGATGTGTACACGGGATTTTTGGTTAATTGGACATAATCATCGCATTGAAGGGTTTCATCCAAATAACCGATATACCGGGTTGTATCTCGTTTATAAGCCAACCATAAAACATCTTTACCAACCCCGGGAATTACGGCGATGGATTCAAAAACCGCTCCCGCGCTTGAATGTTTACTAAAAGCGTAAACTTTATGCTGTTCTTCCAATGTCAGTGCCCGCAATTCCCCGGCATCGGTTACGATCCAAATCAAGGGAATGGGATCTTTGCTCCAATCCAATATGCCGACAGGCTGGAATTTCAATTCTTTGATATGATTGGAAAATAGATGATAAGACCAAATAGAGATATCAGGAAAAATCAGAACATCCCATTCATTCCAGGTCATGCCGATCATCCGTTTTTTACTGCGGTCGGCGAAAACAATCGTACTTCCCACTTTGACCGGCATGCAAGCCGAAGCACCGATATCAGAGACGGGTTTGATATACCGGTCGGAAGGAGTGATCGTCGGCCCGTCGGAACCGATCCGATAAATTGTGCTTGTGGTCATGGCAATCAGATCCCGCAGCATTGCGCAGGCGACCACTTTATCGAATTTTCCTGAAGCGATTAGCAATTCAATGCCGTCATCATCGTTCGGTCCCCGGGAAAAATTCTCAAAATCACCGATTTTGCTCAAGCGGATAACCGGCGTTGTAAATCCTCCAAGAAACATCCGCTGATCCACAATTTCAATGACTGAAGGATATTCATCGGCGGCTGCTTCTGTAATCGTCATCCGGAATTGCGATGCCGGTATCGGCTGGAAACCGCATTTAAAACGCCATTTCGTTCCTTCAGCATAGGAAGTCGTCACGAAGTTGATCGAGGCCAATTTCCAGGTACCGAAAGGTCCCGTATCCCCTTCCTTGAAAGGATCCCCATCGGGATCTGTGATTATGAAATTTTGCGGAGAAATCGAAAAGTTCCCGGTGGACCAATATTCCGTAATGACTTCTCCCTCATCGTCGTAAACCCATTTTTGACCGGCTGCATCGCGCCATCCGCCATAGGTTTCCGGATCAATGGATGTTTGTCTCCGCCAGCGCCATGAAAAAGTGGTTTCGTTGGCATTCGCGACAATTTCAACTTCATAAATTTGATTGCCGAACCAAAAATGCGTTACGGTGATCATTTCATTGGGAATAATAGGTGTAATCCAAGATCCATTATTCCATGTCACGAGATCACCATTGCGTCGCCAGGCCACCACCAACCCCCAATAGCTGTCTACACTGGGTTTGGCGGGATGAACTCCCAGCCGGGCCATCATATTTCTGGCGCCTCTCCGCAAAGTAACTGAACCATGATGGATGAATTCTTTTTCGTTGAAATCCATAGCCGTATGCGGCTCGCCTAAAAAACTCACCACGGAATCCATGGATTCCCCGGTTTCTCCGACATACAAATCCCCCCAATCCGCGCAATTGATTCCGAAATAATATTTATCCTCTTCCGGAATCCAGATTGTAGTATCGATTTTCATTAAGTAGATTTTGGTGGAATTACCGTAATAATCCGGACTGCGGAATCCATTCAATACTTCCGCATCCAATTTCTCTACGGTATATGAAGCATTATTGTAATGATCAGCATCCGAAGCCGGTTCCCCGATTACAATTCCAAATACCGGATCTTCAATTTCAAAATAAGAATAATGCTTCAAAATATATGCATTATCCGGTTCAAAAAATTTGGAAAAATATTTGGAATCGTAAATATTATAATTTATAAATCTATTTCCACCCGTTGTTGTTATGAAGGCTTCCGGATCCAAGGCATAATAGAATTGCGCAGCCCGTCGTTGCAAGGGCCGGTAAGGTTTCCCGGTAAATCCAGCTGTTTCAATATTCCAGGTGCCCGGTTGGGATCCGGCCGGAATTCCCGCATCGCTTGATGCATCGCGGGATAATTTCATGACCGGGTGACGTCCATCCGCAATATAAAGCAAATCCCCATATTGTTTACACCAGAGATTCGGGATGTCATAATCCGGATCATCTTCTTCATCCCCTTCAGCGATCGATTTTCCTGTCCAAGGAAGAGGATCCGTGGTTGAAGTAATCACATAGGTATTGCCATCCCAGGTATATCGGGTGCCGTCATGCAGGATTTCCACCACATGCGCCGTGGCTAAAGTAGGAGGATGATAAATGCGGATATACGGCTTCACCCCGTCATCGGAATCCCAACATCCGAATTCAATGATATAGGATTCTTCAATATTGGTACTGAATACGAATTCAACCAGTTTGATGTGATAATCCGCCTGTTTGGCGGTAAAAACCTGGCGGATGCCGGGCCGCCGGATCACCCCGCCCTGGGGCAAAGTAATGAAATTCTCCAAAGTTTGGCAGGAATTGGCGAATTTGGATTGATCCATTCGGCCTTGCAGGCCCGGGGCGATCTCCCCTCCCGTAAAATTAGTCTGAACTGGATAGGCCGTAGGCATCAGCGATGATCCCGCCGCACATTCAGGATGGAAGCCTGAGGCGTCGCCGGATTGGGCCAAGCCATGGCTTCATTATTCGCCCGTGCATGACGTAAAATTTCCCGGTACATTTTGTATTTCAATTCGGCCAAGGAAGCATTCTCTGTAACCGGAAGCGCCAATTCATATTCGAATTTGGCAATTAAGGTACGCCGTAACGTGGCATCGATATAAGTATAATAAGTTTCTGTATTCAAATTTTGATAAACATACCTTATTTCCGGATTGGCAGCATTGCAATACAAAATCCGCTGGCCGGTAGCGGAATATTTTCCGATAATTTCATATACATTCCGTTCATGATAACGGACGGGCAGCCCCGGGAAAAAACAGGGCTGCCCGATCAACCGCACAAAGTCGGAAGGCAACAGATAGGCATAGCGGTATTGGATATTGGTGGATGGAATGACAGCCTCCAGAAGGCTGTCTTCCTTCATGACACACCGCCAAGGCGCTTGTTCCAATACCTCCATGATCCAATCGTCAAAATTCGCTTCAATAAATAATTCGAGCGTACTGGTGGAAGTTGGAGATAAAGTAGACAGCCTCTTATTCCCCAGATGCCCCAAAGCCGCATTGACGATTTTCAGTTGCTCCGACTCAAGAGACATTAATTTGTAAACCTCACTTTGATGAATATGCCGGAAGCATTCACCAGGCTGGCCGATGCGGCGCTGAAAGCTTCGAAATCAATCAGCATGGCTTTGTATCCTTCTACATGATATTTGTACATCCCGAAATTGGTGATATTGGGATTGTCATCATAGAAGGATGCATCTGTATCGTTGCCCGCTGAATACAGACTGTAATTGCTTTGCGGAGTATCCCAATCCGCTTGATAGCCATTAACATATTTCCGCGCTTCAACAAAATCAGGGAAGAAAACCACTTGCGGCGTGCAATAGGCAATCAAGGAACCGGAAACAACGGCCGGTGAGGAATAGAGAGTTGATTGTTTGGATGTATAGGGGGTATAGGTTCCCGAGCGGATCATAATGGAACACCATTTGGCTCCTTGCGGAATCCGCAATGCCTGCGTCCTGGTGGAACTGGCTACTACTGTGGTGGCGCTGTTCGTAATCGTGGACGCATAGTCCGATGTTCCGATCAGCGTATAGGCCGTATTGGAGTCCGCCGTGGGAATGGTCCATACAAACCCCGCCGGAGAAGCCGTGGCATAAACCAATCCTTCCACCAGAACTCCCAGAAGAATGAATAAGGCAATTTGTTTGAAGTTCTTCATTGGAGTGATCTCCTTTCCTTAATCTTGCAGATAATAGAACTTGACCACGCCCGTGTCCCGGAAACGGAAGAAATTGAAGCTGGTTCCGGCCCATATCTGGGTTACTTGGTTGAGTTCCGGCAGTCGGTCGATATAAACCGTTAATTCATCTTCCACGGCATACCGCATCGCCGAAGGCTTCCAAGCATAGGAAGTCACCACATCATCGGTGACCGTCATCCGTTTGCTGGACATCTTCACAAACCGATAGCCCATGAATTCCCGGATGGTATAAGAATTCAAAGGTTTGGCGGGATTGTAATCCCCGCTGATGAACTTTTCATCCGCGAAGATTTGACTCCAGCCATGTTCATCCAGCAGAATAACCGGCAACTCCCCGTCCATTCCTTCTTCGTTGTAATCCAGGATTTTGGTGATGCCTTTGAGCGTTGTATGAGAGAAAGTCGAATTTTCCGAACCATCCAGAATTTGGGAGGTAGGCAAGGCGACATCGGTATAAGTATAGGTCCCGCCGTTTTCTGTGCCTTCGGAAACGCTGTCTCCCAAAGCCGAATACAACATCTTGTCATTATTCCGCTTAAAAGATCCCAAAATTTCGGTCATGATCGATCCCTGGGGATCAACCATGCGCATGGGATCCAACCGTTCCAGCGGAACCGCCTCATACCATTCCAGGGTGTTCGCCCTGCGCCGCTTGAAGAGCGGATATTTCATTGTGTTGAATTGGAACCGGCCGGATCGGGCGATCGGACCGGCCGTCCCCGCGGCGGCCGTCCCGGGGGAAAGGGTGGGATAGGCGGCGGCATCAATCAGCCATTCATCTTCCGATAAGATGTAATCGTCGTACATCATTTGGCCGACCATAGGAATGCGCTTGGCAAACATCGATATTAATTCGACCATTTGTTGCGCTTCGTGATTGATGGTTTTATTGAATTGTTCGAAATACGCGGTGACTTGATCGCCCGCGTAGGCATTGTTTCGGGTGGATGCAGTGAAGCTGTAGGAGGTCATTTTCGGTCTCCCTTCTTTTTCATTTGTGGATGCAAAGCATTCCATGAAGCGGAAGGATGACCATGACCTGCATGGGGCTTCCTAACCTGATAACGCCAGGCTAGGCGAGACGGCGGTTACGTCCTTGACTCGGGGCCGTTGCCGGGATTACCGAGTAGGCATTTTGGATATCGGGATAGCCTTTCGGAGCCGAAATCCACGGTTGCCTTTCACCGAAAGCATTTACTTCATTATTTACTCTTTTTCGGCAAAGTCAATCTTGTTTTTTTCTTTCACCAATTTTTCCAACAGCTTATTGGTCTTTTTTTGTTCGGCGATGATTTCCAGCGCAGCGATCGACATTACTTTGACAAACGCCTGCTCCCGCGCCATCATGCTTGTGAAAGGATTCACCCTGGACTTGCTGTATTCTTCCAGAGCTTCCACCCCTTCTAAATTTTTAGGAACATTCAATACATTGGGTTTGGCCATCATCACCTCCTATTTTGTCTGATTTTTTGCAAAAATAATTCGCTCAACCGTTTTTGCCCTTCGGGCTTGTAATGCAAATTTTCTTTGTATATTTTATTGATCTCCTCATCAATATCAGTCATGAATGATTCCATATTCCGTTTGTCCAATGATTGATCATTGCCGGTTTTCTTGGCAAAATAAAGCAACAATTTGGAGATGGTGGTGTTCATCGGACCGAAATTCTGAATGATTTCATTCCGCAACGGTTCCGGAATATTCTTGAATTCCCCATTGATAATGGAAAGATTCTTTTTAAAATCCCCTTTCCATTCCGCATTCAACATTTGTTGATGCACTTCCGGCAATTTTTGCGTTTCGAATTCATATATGAGTTGCAATGCTTTTTTGAGCCCGCGCTGGTTGGCTCCCATCGCATGCGCTGCCCGGACGATTAATTCCTTGAATTGGGGATTGATGGATTCGCTGACATCCACGGATTTTCCATCGATATCGATTTCCAATTTGGCGGTTTCCGGATCAATGCGCCCTAATTTAGTATATACTGAATCCCATGCTTCCTCCGGGGATTCCTCGGTAGGCAAATCTACTAATTTTTTAGATAACGTTTTTTTAGCTTCATAGGCGGCTTTCACCGCTTCCACGGGCGATTTAAACCGGCGTAGATAGGCGGGAATTTCCCCATTTTCATTTTTCAATACTTCGTAGGCCGGATCTTTCAGCCATTCCGGTAATTCCCCGGATTCGTCCGTGGAATCCATTTCCGGCTCCGATGGAGTATCTTCCTCGATTAATCCGGAAGGAATGAATTCTTTTGGTTCACCCATGGTTTTTCATCCTTTTCTCATACGCCATTTTCGCCAGGCGGTGGATTTTTTGCACCAATTCCAATTTGGCGGCATTTCCATAGGTCTCCGTTATATCTTTCACTTTGACCCGGTATACCATCCGGTCCAGATATTCCAAAATTTTCCGTCCTTCCTCATTCATTATCAGAAGGGCCAAACAATCCCATCCCGGTTCAACGTCCGGCTCCGGCTTTTCCCGCAACGGCGGCATCTTTTAATCCTTTCGCTCCAGTTTGAGCCATTTGTAATTCGGCCATGAGTTGCTGATTTTCCTGGAATTGCTGTTTCAATTGCCTTTCTTCGGCTTGAGTGCGCATAATATCCGCCCAAGATTTGGTGACTTCCGCCTTTTTACGCAAATATTTATCAAAATCTATGGCAAAAACCGGAGTACCGGTATTTTGCATAATTTGGATGGCTTCCGCCACGATATTCTGCGAACTGATGACTTGGGGCATTTCCTGGGATACCCGCAACGGTCCGATATATTCCACATTAATTTGGCGGATATCCTGTTCATTCAATTGGGGGATTGGGCTGTCAGGACGGTTGGCTATGATATGATACATCGTATCAATGAGTGGATTGAGCAATTCATAGGCGAACCGTACAAACGTGGGACCTAAAATCCGCTGCATCATTTCAAAACGCGCCTGCACTTCCGTGGCCGTGATAGGAGTCCCTTGGGTTTCCAAAGGGGGAAATTGCAATTGATCAATGTAGAATGTCCGTTCTACATTGCGGGCCAAATTATCCAGAATTTGATAGGCCATATCCAATCCGCGGTTGTTGGAGAAGAATTCTTTGATATTATTGACATCATCTACATAGGTGATCCCGGAAGGCAGAAAATCGGCTTTCCCTTCTGTAAAGGCCCCATCGGTCGCCAAGATGGGAGGCCGGATCAACATATCGTAATTATCCAGCACCTGTTTTCTGGCCTTATTGAGGGACAAAATATCAAATATAGCATTGAGCGCCGGACTATCTCCGTACAGATTTCCGCTGGCCTTATCCCACCGCACCACCAAACAAGGGAAATAGGTGAATCCGGGCAGGCTGCCATCTTCATTCCGATTCAAAATTTCATCCAATTCCGGGCAAATGAAAATAGAAACAAAGCGCAGATTTTTGCTTGCCATGGGATAGCCGCTGTCCACGGGGGCGATCACATGGATAAGCTCCACGTCCTCCTCATCTTTTTTCCGGGCGATGCTTTCTATGGATTTGGCCCGTTCCCATTTGGCCTTTACATTCCGGGCGGTCATTTTAAACGGACGGATGCGGGTATCCACCCGTTCGAATTGGTCTTCTTCGATATACAACTCCCCGATATTATTGACGGTGAAATTGACAATCCACCTTTCTTCCCGATTATCGTAGATATCTTCGATGTACAATCCGGCCGTTCCGAAGGTTACAATCTCATTATAAAAAGAACGCATAGCCGGATAGAAATTGGATTCGGCGAATTCGTCTTGGAATAAATTGTGCACTCCATCAATCCACCGTCTCTCCATTTCCAACAATTCCGGATTTCTTCCCCGTTTTTTGATTCCCAATGTGAACCAATCCATCGCCGGGGAAGTCAAGGTGCCATGCAAACTGGCGGCAAGGATATCCCGGGCGCGGATCGCGGTGGAATCCACCACTTCTAATTCATCATGCCCCAGACTGCCTTCCGTGGCTTTGGTATTCAAAAAAGCCCGGGATGGATAACAAAACTCGGCGCACCGCTGCCAGCGGCGTTCCCAAGCCGAACGGTTGCTTTTGAGTTTGGCATACCGTTCTTTCCAATACGAAGCCAATTCTTTGCTCATTCGCCCAGCCTCGTTTTCTTGCCTCCCAATCCGGATAATCCCCCGGCGGAGGTCAACATATAATCAAAAAGCGGTAGGCGTCGTTTGGTTAAATCGGATTCGGCGGCTTCTTTGCTTACCGGTGGCGGAAGCGTTTGCATAGGTTGTGTTTTGGGTGTTCCAAATAAAAATCCCATGTCAGTTCACCATAAATAATCTTCGATTTTTCCGGACTTCAACCCGCCGGCTGGCTGGATTTCCGTATGCGGCATGATGCCGGCTGCATACCAAATACCGCAACGCATCGCAATTGTCGAATGAACCCTTGTTAATGATTTTACCGTCCTCGTCCATGCTGTAGCGTTGCATTTCCTGAATCAACGGCTGCATCACAGGTGTATCGAATATCTTTAATTTCCCCCGCTCGATCAAACTGTACACTTCATTAATTCCATCCATTATATTGAAAGTTTGTTTTCCGTCAATTGTCTTTAGGGAAGCCGGTTGCGCCATCAATCGAACTCCCAAACGCCGGTATTCCATGGCGATCCGTTTCCCATCCGATCGTTCCGCCTGATTGGCATCTTTGGGATAAGCCATCGGAATGCTGTAACGGAAAATGCGGTCTTTGTTTAGGATGACTGGAGCGATTTGATCCACGGTGGCTTGTTTGCGGTTATAAAGGTCAAATATATACAGGGTGCCGTCTTCTTTTTTAGGACTTTCATGGGGATCAATGGCTCCCCATAAAATGGCGGTACGACTGTTCTGGAATCCCGGATCGATGGCGGAAAGTTTCGGCCATTCCTCTGGAATGCGGAAAGGAGGGCAACAAAGCACTTCTTTGGTGAAGGGATAAATGGGACCGGCTCCGAATACGGCCAAACCTTCCACCCGCATCAACCGTTCCTGCGGGCTGTAGGATTCAAACAATTGATTGATATATTCCCGGTCTAGATAAAAATTTTCATAGGCGCTGGCGATGATGCTCCAGCGGATCGAATGATCTTCATCATCCAGGAACCGGGCGACCAGGTCCGTATATCCTTCTTCCGGCGTGGCGGTGATCATGCTGATCCCTTTTGTTTTGGTAAGCCGGGCCAATCCCTGGCTGTACATTTTCTGATTTCGGGGCATTTCATCCCACCAGACAATATCCCATTGCCCCCCCATGATAGCTTCCGGCCCTTGTTTCTCCGAACACAACTTCACCATGCTTTCCCCACCCCGGATATGCTTTACTTTTAGAAAATCAATGACCCCATTTTGATCCCGGTTGATTTTGGGATCATCGGCAAAAGCCGATTTCGGAATTAGACCTGTCCCCCATTCTCCGATTCTGCCGAATAGATGTTTCTGGCAGGAATCCCGCATCTGTTCGAAATCATGCCCGATCACCAGCACATTCACCGGCCGGGGGAACCGCCGCCCGGCCCATTCAAAATCCAGGGAATCATATTCTCCAGTGAGATGAATGGCGATTTCGGCGGCGCCGCAATAAGTTTTCCCGTATTGATTCCCCGCCAACAAACAACGCTCGATATATTTAGCTCCCGCTTGATGAAACAACGCTTGTTTCTCCAGGGGCCGGTAGGCTAGAAGCAAATTCTCCCTCATTATCTGGGACAATTTCTGCGTCAACTGATACCTCTTCTGGAGAAGCGGCAAGGCATCGCGTTGGATCGAGGCCGATACTGCGTAACTCATCATCCAAACTCTTAATCTCCAATTGAATTTTGCGGATATCGGTCAAAGTGATCCGCAAGGTTTCATTTTTATTCGTCTCGATGATTTGCTTCCCGAATTCATTGGGTTGGGTGGCTTTCTGATAATCGAGTCCGAATTTGGGATTCTGAATCGCCTCTTTGGTCAATGTTTTGTTGATCCGGGTGTCTTTGTCTCCTTTCAATTTCCAGAATGCCTTGCTGAACATCCGGCAGGATTTCAAGCGGGCGTTATCCATCCACCGGGTGATGGTCCCTTGAGGCAGACCGGCCGCTTCTTCAATCCCCTTCAACGGGGCGTTTTTGGGACCGTAATAAGCCGCCTGGAAAATAGCCCGTAACCGGGGCCGATGGATCAAAGGACGGTATTTTTCGATTTCGGCTTGCCTTGAAATCTCGACAACATATCCATCGATGAGCGATTCGATCTCCCGAATCAATGGATGGTTGTCCTTGATTAGTTCCTTTTTTTTCATCATCCATCGACCCCATTTTTTTTCACCGGGCTCATTTCAGGGCCTTGATCCCTTTATGGGTAAGGCCCGTGCCTCCCAAAATCATGCCGAACCAATCCAATGTACGGATTATATTGTTCATCCATGAAGCTTCCACGCCCCAAATGCCCACGATGACTTCGGACAGAAAAACCGACAAGATCAATATTCCCGCCGCCAGATTGGTTTTGTAACCGTTGAAATATTCCCAGAGTTGAATCATATCGCCCTCTTTTCTACTAATAAATTAATCGAATAAAATGGGTTGGTCAACTTCTCATTTGAATTATTTTGGCAATCACCTGTAAAACGATGATCAAGATAGCTAGCGCCCCGCTGGTCCAATATACGGTTTTATTGATTCCCCGGATTTCATTTTGAATACTGCGGATTTCCGTTTTCATTTCATCCACCTGTTGTTGCATCGAATTGCCCTTAGGGCATCCTCCAATTTCAATCCCATGAATCCGGGCGAACAAATCATGCAGATCCATTTTAATATTGTTGATGGCTTCCCGGATTCCATTTTCGGCATCTTTCCCATTCATAATCCTTCTCGCTTGTATAAATAATTGGCTTCCTCATGATGCGGAATGGGAGTAACTTGGCGCATAACCAATCCATGCGCTTTCAATAATTTATCCACGATCGTCCGGCAATGTGGTTCACATTCCAATTGCAAACTCTTTATATGGGAAAGAACCGGTTTGATCCCTTGCAGAACGCCCAACGTAAAATCCTCCACATCAATCTTGATATGATCCACCCGGTCTGTCAATAAACTGGTCATGGCAATCCAAGGTATCCGGTTCTTTGATGGAAAAATTCCCGGCGCGCCATAAGTCATTCATGGAATGGCAAACCAAGATAATCGGGATTCCGCGCACCACGACAGTCTCTTTTTCCATGTGAGCAAAAAGCCACCGGCGAAATTTGTATTGAAGATACCGGATTCCTTTCATGAGATAATCCAATCAAAATAAGGTTATGAAATTCCGGCACATCCATCCGCTCAGCCAAAGGAAAATAACGAATAATCCGATTAAAAGAAGAATCATTTTCTCTTCACTCATAGTTTCCAATATCTCCTTCCTCCACGGATATCGAGATGCACTCCCCAAGGATGCACAATGATCCCGTTGAACCAGGCCGTCGCCTCTTGCGCCAAAACCACAGGATTCATATCCGCGTTGACGTCGGCGGCCATCCCCCGCAGATGGTAGCTCTTTTTCGCCCCGCGAACGGCGGCGTTGTGGGCGGGACAACGGCAACCGCTGTTCACATAAAGCGGCTTGCCGATTCGATCGCGCAACCGTTGCAGTCTCTGGACCAAGTCCATGCTTATGTCGTCGAAGCCGCAACCGCATCGACAGGCAAACTCTTTCCTGGAGAAGTTTTTTGTTAGTTTGGACATGTCACTCCCATGTACTCCTGAATGGCCTGCAGATCACAGGCAACGCGCCCCAACAAGGTCTCGAGATGCTCCACCCTGCTTCGCAGCCGTTCATTTTCGAGATACAAATTAACCGCCTCCTGATAGGTTAGATCACGGCCTTCCACAATCAATGTATTCCCACCGTTATAATTGTTGGGAACTATTCCAGGATCGCCATACGGTGCTGTGGAATTCAAAAAGGCAATAGAAAACGCGAGCAAAAAAGCGCCCAAAAAACCATAGGCAATTTCTTTCATAGTCATCGGCTTGTCTCCAATCTATCTATTCGGGCTTTCAACATTACCTGAATAGCTTTGCAACTCCTCAATCGCTTCCTGAATCGTCTGGCAACGCAAAGCCCGGATGATTCGTTGCCGCAGTATGGCCAGCTCCGTCGCCAGCTGTTCGCACTCAGCGATCAGTTGAACCCGTTTGGTCATCAGCCTCCGGTTCTCTTCCT